ATTTTGGTACGGCCTGACTGCATCTGACCTTGACGCTACCAGTCCAGGGTTCTGGTTTAACTCCTTGCAAATAGCAACATCGTCCAGCAACATCCTATAACTATTTGGCGTCAAGACAATATCATCATTCGCTATCACTACAGCCCCATAACCATCACTCAGCGCCCTGCTGATCACTGCGTTGTAGTCATCACCAAAGTTACTTGGCTCACCCAATATCAGTGTGCAGCCGTATCCGCTAACCACATTCTCTGGACCCTTCAGGTAAACCTGAACGTCAGGTGCGTACTGCCTGATACTCTCAAGCAGTACGGGTAAACCCTTACCGTGGACGGTGCTGATGACAATGGGAGGGTTCATTCTTCCAGCTCTGTGTCCATTTCCTCGTCTTCAACAATCCAAGCATCACACGTTCTGGAGGCGGCACACTTGAAGTCAAATATCTCGCAGTACCCCAAATCCTCAACGTCTTCGCTACCAATACCCTCGGCAATGCAATCCAGCATCTCCTCGTCTTGGTTGAACGCCGAACAGTTACCGCATCGGCTCATCTTGGCGTCCTTGGCGCTGACGTCCCATTTCTCTGCCTTCCGCATCCAAAACTCGGTATTGGGCAGCTTGGGGTTCTCTGGACCGTATGCCGCCTTGGTAATCGCCTTCTCCCGGTTCTTCAGGTTGAGCGTTACGTCTTGGGTTGCCTCTGGACAACTGTCGCCAGGCTCCTTACCGCCCATGATAATCATCACGGCGTGTTTCATCTCCCTGGGTATGCTTCTCATTTCATCCCCTTCTTCATCTTCTGCGCCTTCTGCGCCTCGGACATGGCGATCGCCACGGCCTGGTCACGGGTCTTCACCTTCTGACCGGAGCTGCTCATCAGCTTCTTGTCTTTAAATTCACCCATCACCTTTGCAATTTTCTTGGTTGCTGCTGTAAGTTTCATGCTGCCCTCGTCAGGTTACGTTTCAAACTCGAACCATACTTATGCATCTGCGAGCCGAACATCGCAGTCCCGGCATCGCTGGCAAATGTAAGGCAAAAGGCATCAGCCTTGTCGGGTGACGCCAACCCACGCTTGCGAATCTCGTCCTTGCCCTCAATCTGAATTTTACCCCCGCTGGTAAAAAAGTATCTCACTGTCGCCAACTCAGCAATCAAGGACTCATCCTTGGGAATAACGCAGTCACGCTTCTCCAGCCATGCCTTGGCCTTGTGCCACAACTCAGCCTTCAGATTCCGGTAGGTACTCCCCAATGCCGGGGATTCTGCCACGTTAATGCCAATGGCTGGCAACTTCAACTCACGAAGCCTGTCCACCACACCAGCCCCCAACCCAATACTATCCACCATAATCTCATGCGGACGTTGGTCCGGTGGCAATGCCTGGTACTCAGCCATCACCGCACCAGTCAGTTGCATCAGGTCCAGGTTCTTCCACGTTTTCACTGGCTCGGTAACTGCATTACCCTGCCGCTTGCATAATGCGCTCCTGTCTGACCCAAACCGCGCAACGTCCAGCCCCCACACAACCTTGGCTATTGGGCTGACTGCTACGTCCCTGTTGGTTGCAGCCTCCAACAATTCCATCGGTATCACCGTATCGTCGTCGCTCCTTGGGAAGTCGCCCAGCACCCTTATTCGGTAGGCGTTGGACTCCTCGCCGTACCTAGACTTCATCTCGCCCATATAGGCGTCTGACACCCTCGGGCTGTCGGCGCAGCTCACCTTCATGGTCACCCAGTCATCCTTCAGGCGGTTGTGCGTATCAAAGAAGAATCCGCTGCTGCGTACCGGGTTACCTAAGAGTAACGTCACGGCCTTGTGGCCCGACATACTGCCTGCCGCCGCCTCGAACACCTGCTCTGGTATACCGCTGGCCTCGTCAGCCACCAGCATCACATTGTCGGAGTGGACGCCTTGCAACGCCTCGGGCTGCTCTGCGCGTGATGTCCTGGCGCTGATGAACGCCTCTGTCGGTGCCTCCTTAACCTCGATGCGGTCCTGCTTCACCTCCAGTTGCTCTTGTAACGGCGCGGGAAGTTGTTTCACCCACCGCTTCAGTTCAGCAAACAGCGCATCGTATAGCTGGCTTGAGGTAGGTGCCGTCACCACAATCTTGACGGGGAAGCGCAGCAGCAGATACCAGATGATGGCCCAGGACGCTGCCGTACTCTTGCCTACGCCATGCCCGGACCTAACGCTGATGCGCCTGTTGTTGGCTGCAATATGCCCCAAGAATTCCTCTTGCCAGGGGTCGGGTTTAACGCCCAGCACCTCTTTCACAAACAGCACAGGGTTGTTTCGGTAGAGTTGCGTAAAAGCAACAAATGGGTTTTCACTCATTTTTTAAATTTTTTGTGGTCAATGTGGGCAGTTTGTGGGTGGTTTGTGGGTGGTTTGCTAGGTGTTTGGTGCTGCAGTTTACACCCCCCAGCTTTTTGTCAAGGGGGGGGGCTGTACATCCATACAGCTATTCGGCATCTAGGACGGTGATCTGGCGTAAAGCATCCAGGCGCAAGCTACCTATGTTGATGCTAACCTCAGTTTGCTTCGTGCCATATTGCTTTGGGTCCCAGCGTTCGGCGAGCCATTGTCGCGTTCTGATGCGATGCAACGGCTTAGCTGGATTGTCATCCGGTATCGAATCAGCTATCGTCAATGTCTCACATGCCATTAGATCGGCGGCACGCACGCGCGCACGTAGTATATCGTCCTCGAAGCCCGTCTGACGTATCCAGATGTCCAAGGCACGCTTGCTGATGCCTAAAGATAGGCACACGTCCGCGATGGATTTGCCTACCTCAAGCATGCCTACGATTAGGTCCGAGTCGATCGCGTCAAGCACTTCCAGGTCGCTTCGTTTCTTTTTGGTCCCGGCCATGATGGTCCTTTGTAGTCAATGTAGGCATTGTAGTCACGTAGTTTTAGGCCGCGCCAGTTCCGCACAAACTGCGCCAACTTCGCGCGCTACGCTGGCGCCCGACCTAACCTATACATATACATATACACCCTTAAGATTAAACAGAATACATGGCTACATTGACTACAAATAGGCTTTTCCCCTCTGGTGCGCTGTAGTCAATCGCGCCCAAAAACATTGACTACAAATCGGCCACATTGACTACAAATCAGGGTAAACACCTATTCCATCGTCTTAAAATCTGTTACACTACTCTACATGGCAACATCGCCATGCACTAAAGGACCACCATGCAGCACCGCGTAACAGAAGCCCAACTCCAAGCCGTCGTCGCCCGTATCAACAAGATTACCGGCTCACCCCTGACGCCTTACGCTGTCAACGCTGACGGCAAGCACGTACCGCAACCCGGCAACTATCACATCAGCCACGCATACGGCGGCGTTTGTCTGCATCGTATGCACAACGGAGGCGGCGGCGTATCCTCACCACTCAGCACCGGCCATATCCCCAAGCGCGAATTGCTTAGCCTAATGTTTGCTTTTATTGAAGGCTTGAACCAAGGGGCGACGGCATGATTACGCTATCCAATATGTTTAGCCGGTACAGCATCCCCCAATTGCTAGACTTCGCCGATAGCTTGGACCCTAACAATGGCTGGCGCGAGTCGGTCGCAGAAGACCCCGCTATAACGCGCGCCGAACTGGCCGACGCCATGCTAGTCGCATACGACGACGCCGACACTCACGCATGGATCAACAAATGAAGCACATTCTCTGGACCCTCGTCCAAGCAATTCTCGGCGCGGCCATCTGGGGCGCGCCCTTCGCCTACTATTTTTGGATCATGAAACCATGAAAATCTACTTTGTGAAAATAAAACACAGTGCTACGGGTACTGTGTACACCGTACCAGTACTGGCAAGCTCTCGTGCAGACGCTGAGTACAAGGCCGGCCAATGGCCGTATTCAAACGATTCCTTTGTGGTTGAGGTGGCAGCATGAAAATTACTTGGACAGCATCAAATAACTCTACCTTTTTGAACGGTAGCAGGGGCGCGCCTACGATATTGGCCGCCGTCCGGGCCGCACGGGCCTATGTGCGCGGCGAGTTGTACGGTGATGGTGCGCTTGTTATTATGGTCGACGGCGAACCAGTCCGCCGGGATGAACGGTCGATATTTACCAAATTTCAGTGGGTAACATCATGAAAACACTATCCTGGCCGCACCTGCGCTCCCTTGGCCGTACCGACAACGGAAACAGATGGTATCCACGCGAAGATATCGCGCCCTACTTCAACGGCCTACGCGCACCATCTAGGGCATGGCCGAACAGCTACGCCAAAGCCGCGCAGACCCTGAAATTTGCGCGCTGGCTGCGCGATAACCGCCCGGCCCTGGCCGCTCAATTGGGAGTCGAAGTATGATTCACATCATCACCTACCGTGCCGGCCAACCCGGCTACATTGTCGACCGCCAGCGCGGCACCGTCGACATCTGGCATGACCAAAAGCGGTACATATATAAATCCGCGCCGCCCGCCGCCGCGCGCGCGTTCATTGAACACGCTTGGCAGCAGGAATGTATCAAAATCACTGGCCGTCACCCGTCCTATACCGTGGAGAACACACAATGAAAACCATAATCCTGAACCGCGCACGGTACACAGTGCGCGATGACCGGCACACTTTTATGTCCGACATTCTCAAGCTCACGGGTAAGCATAAGCCCGTCAAATCGAAGGGGCCAGAGCGGCGCCTGTACCCGGCGGACGGCGCCACGCTAAGCACTGCGGCCTATGTCGGGCAGTACTACGCTCTAAACAGTACTCGCAAGTTGTTTAAAAACAACGCGGCGCCTTACGGCGACGCTAACCTGGCCGGGTTTTATGAGGGTCTTAGCGACCGGGTGAGCATACCCGAGGGCGAGGACAGCATGGAGTTGTGCTATGAGGACTGAATTTCACAACGACGAATTCCAAATAACGTCGGAGGTCATGCAGACCGACGACGGGCGTTGGCGGGTCATGCTGCGCGACGACGACAGTGGCCAAACAGTTGGCCACCAAACGTTCTACACCAATGAAACCGACGCCCTGGCCTATGCGGAGAAACTATGCTCTTAGCGGCGGCGCTGCTGGCCGCCCTGGTGGCGGTTCTTTTCAACCTATAACAAGCCCCGAAAGGGGCTTTTTTTACGCCACGGCCCGGCGCATGTCCGACTTCGACAGCCCGGCCACGTCGGGCGCTGCGAAAATATGCTTTTTAGATGGGTACTCTCTGGACGTCAGACGGCCCATATCCGACCACCCAGCCTCGCGCAGGGCATGGAACAGCGCGGCCTGGACAATCTTGACGCCGGGCGGCGCGGCGCCCGACCCCTGCACCCGGTCGCAGATGACGTGAAACGGCGAGCCGATCACGCCAGCAGCGAACGGGCCACGCCGCTCGCGCAGCATCTCGGTAAGCACTGACTCGGCGGTGCTCATGCCAGCCTCGATCATTATGGCCTTGGCCTCGGTCATAGGCGGCGGCGCGGACGGGTTGAAGGCGGACACGTCACGGGCCATCAGCCAAGCGGCCACGCCTGCGAAGCCGTTACGATGTATGTACCAATTCCACAGGCCCACAGCCTCGGCTTCTGGGAGGCGTCCGGCCTCGGCCCACAGTACGAACCAGCGCCTATCATCAGAGGGGAGACTGATAGAAACGCGCTCGTTAGAGAAGGCGACGACCAGCACTCGGTTAAGGGCCATGTAAGGGTGCAAGCCTTTACGATTGATGGGGAGATACTCGGGCGGGGCGGCGATGACGGGCTTAAGGTGATTCTCCAACGCCCGGCGGTCTTTAGCCTCACTCTGGCGCAGCTCGGCGATCTCCATCACCTCGCACTCCAGCCCGTAGCCCCACTGCGAGGTCAGGTCTTCATTTTTGACCATCGAGCAGTTGACCTTGGCCGGGCCTCCGATGGACCAGAAGAAGGGCGCCAGCAGCGTGTCCTTACCGGAGCCGGGCTTGCCGCCCAGCAGAACGGCGTGATTGATCTTGTGGCCGGGATACTGGACCTTGTGGGCCAGCACGTTCAGGAGGTGCTCGCGCTCGAAGTCTATCGGGACCATGCGCGAGAGGTGGCGCAGCCAGATGCTGATGTCGCAGGCCACAGGTGTCGGGCGAGCGTCGCGCCAGCGGTTGCCGTAAACCTGGCCGTCCTTATCGACTAGGACCGACTCACCCGCTGAATAGGTGATACCGACCAGTGACTTGGCACCAGCGGCCTGGCGGTTCTCGTCAAAGCATACGCTGGCCTCGACCCGACGGGCGGACTTGCCGGTAGCGTGGATGGAGACGCACTTGATGTGGCGAAACAGGGCGTTAAAGGTCGCGCGCGACAGCTCGCGGCGGTCCACCATATCGAAAAAAGCCTCATCGTCCTGCAAGTATGCGAACCGCTCATACCAGCCTGACTTCTCGACCCGGCCCAACTCCTGGCGCTCGACCTCGGCAATAACCGCAGCCGCCACGTCCGGGTAAGCAGGGCTAGGCTTGAGCTTGGCGAGGGCCAGCTCCAGATGCGCGGCCATCAGGTCATCACGCAGGCCGGGCGAGTGGCGGGGGCCACCGTTGTCGGCCACCCACTGCATAAAGGTGTTGCTGTCCAGATCGACGCAGTGACTGTGCATACAGCAAAAGGCGCGGTTCAGGGGCATGTAGCGGCCCTCTGGGTTGCCGTCGGTATGCTCGGCGCTGTTGGGGCAGACCACACCGGCCCAACCCTCGGCGTTGGCGCGGGAGAGCAGCAGACCCTGACCGGAGAGCCAAGCCAGCACATCATCGTCGCCATCGTCACTGATTCGGATAGGGCGGGGGCCACCAGACTCGGCAGGGCCGGGCGTCACGTCCAGGGCGGCGCAGATGTCGGCGAGTACGAACTCGCGCTCGGGGTGGAACTCAACCAGGGCAGACGCGAACTCGGCCTTGTCAGGCTTGAGGTTGACAGAGCCAGGCAGTCGGAAGTTGCGGACGGGGTTACAGGCGCCGGGGTCGGTGTAGCCAGCAGCGGCGATGGCCTTGATAGCGGCGGCGAAGGCGCCCTTGGGCGGCTGCTCACTGAAGACGTAGCCGTACTGGAAGTTATCGGGCGATGTCTCCATGATCCAGGTCGGCGGCAGCGGCGGGGTCTTGGACTTGGTGCCGATATCGTCCAGCACCATCACGGCCACGTACTCGCAATTAGCTGACGCTGCGGACACCCGGCCCTCGACAAAGCGGTCGCAGATGAAGGAGGCGGTGTTGCCGTACCAAGCCTGGCCCTTACGGACACCGTGCGACGGCAGGTAGGAGGGCCAGGTGGCCTTAACGGCTCCATCGGCATGATACTGGCGCTCACCGCCCCGTAACTGTGGTTTTTGCTGCACAAAAAGCATCGTCTCGCCCTCGGGCGCCAGACTGGTGATAAAATCTAGGAATTGCATTGCCATCCTTTGCGCCGCCCCTGACCGGGCGGCGTTTTTATTTGCCGTAACGCGGCATCGTCTTGATCCCAGCGGCCAGCGGCAGGCCGGTGGCCCAAGCTGGCGGCGTAGTCATCACCCTACGCACTTCCTCCTCTGAACCGCCCTCGACGACGATCTCGTCATGGACGTGCAGAACTACACCATCGAGCTGTCGCAGGGCAAACCGGAGGAGGTCATTGGCAACGGCCTGCGTCACATTCTCGCAGGCCAAGCCCTTCCAAAGTCGGGCGCGCGGCCATTCTTTAGCATCCTGGGCAGGCTTCCATGATGCCTTGGCATAGCTGATGCCGTCGTCCTCCAGCCGGGCAAACGGGTAGCAAAGCACCCGGCCTGAAGGTAGAGCGTACCAGAGATGCAGACCGTCGAACAGGTAGGTAACCCGCCCGGCAGCAAACTCATTATTTTTATTTCGCATGGCGCGGGTGTACTGCTGCTCGAGCTGCGACCAGAAGCCGACGGCCCACTGATTGTTGCGGCGCCAGGCGTCCACCATGCGCTTGGAGTCGGCCTCGGACAGGCGCACACTGTAGATGCGCGCCATCGACGCGAAGGCGCCCACACCACCCGCGAACCCGCAGGCCAGCTCCTGCACCTTGCCAATCTGACGCTGGGCGGACTCGCCGTCTCGGTCGTAGTCGGCCTTGATGTCGTCGTAGGTGCGCTGGAAAGTACCGGCGGCGTTGACGATGTAGGGGTCTAGGCCCGACTCGAAAATGTCCAGCTTGGCCTGGCCCGTCCCAGACAACCAAGGGTTTACCCTAGCTTCGATGGATGACCAGTCGGCAACAACTAGGTGTTTACCCTTGGCCGGTATCAGTGCAGGCCGTAGCATCCCCCGGAGGACATCGGTAACTCGCTGGCCGAACTTGGGGACGATGCTGTGTCCCCGGCACATTGCAGCCCGGACATCCTCGGGTGCTTTGGCGCACTTGCGTGTGAAGTTATGGACCTGCGCCCCATAGCTAGATGCGCGGCCAGTAGCTGAGCCTCCAGCGAAAACAAAAGCACCCCTAACTCGACTGTCCTCCTCATCTGCAAGCTGCGCGAGTCGGGCGAACTTGGCGACTGATGAGGCCCACAGGTCGTCGGCGCACTGGATGATTTCTTGGACATCGGGGGGTACTCCATCACAGTTAAGAAGGTTGGCGCGGACGGTCTTGTCGATGCTGACCTTGTCGTCCTTGGTCATCAGGGCACGGGCCTCGGGGCCAACTCTGTCCCAGACCCACTGGCGCATCTTAGGGGAGCGCACCGAGGTCAGCTCACCCTCTGACACCTCCTTGACAATCTGGGCAATCTCAGCGGCCTCTGTGGCGGCGTAGGACACGGCTGCACGGCAGAGCGGCACATCGACCAGGACGCCACGGTCGTTGATGCGCTCGTTGACATGGTAGTCCAGTAGCTCCTCCTCGGACAGTGGGCGCATGGCCTGGCTGATGGCCCTCATGGCCCGGACATCCTGCTCACAATAGGCCACCATCTCGGCGGTCAACTCAGCCGACTCTTGGAAGGGGGGGACGCACATCTTGCGGATGAGGGCAGCGCCCCGGTGGTCCTTCTTCATGGACGCGCCCATGAACCGGCCCACGTCCTCCAGCGAGCCTGGCGCACAATTGGCACGGGCCTGCGCTGCGGTGCAATAGAAAGACTCCAGCGGGATGTTGACCTGCAAGACGTACCAGCAGATCAACCGCTCAAAGGCAGCGTTGTGCGCCATGATGCGGTGGCCGGTCAGGTCGGGCAGTGGCTGGCCGGGGAGCCAGGTCAGCACCTCGCCGTCATCGACGGCGTAGGACATACACAGCACCTCGGTCGTGAGGTCTTGCGCGTAGTTGTAGACGCCGCGACTTTTTAGGTCGCAGGCAGAGCGTGTTTCAAAATCAAGCCAGATCATTTTTCAAAGCCCCCTGTCACGGGGCTTCAAAAACTAAGCTGCTACGCGACGGCGACGGCCAGCAGGCGCCTCCACCTCGGGTTCACCCTCCATACTTATCCACTCGACAATCTCAAACACCGGGGTGTAAATCTTGCCGTAGGACTTGTGCTGGTAGTGGTCCTTCTTCAACTTCACGACAGCAACTGGCTTAGTCTGATCGACATCGACCTGCTCGGCCAGCGCAGCGGCGATAGCCTGGACGCCACGCTTACCGCCCACCGAGGTGGTGGTGTAGCGCACTTCCATACCCTTATCGTCGCCCGACACGCACTTCAGGCTCATGCCAATCTGCTGCTCCCAGCCACGCTTGGCTGATGGCGGCGCATCTTCGATCTCTGGCAGCGGCTGGCTGACCGCTACCATCTTCTCGCCAAGCACCTCACCGTCGCCCCAGGCGATGAAGCCGTGGACGAAAGAGAAGGGGTTGACGGCCCAAGTCGAGTCATCCTCGACCTCGGTCTGGTCGGCACCAAACACCCAATGGCCGGTCTTGTCCATCTTGAGGATGACAACACCAGATGGGCCAGCCGCCGAAACGGCCATGCTTTTAAGAGCGGAGGATAAGGTACTGATAGCTGGCAAACCAGCTTTTGAGAACACTGAAATATTACTCACGATTTTCCTTTAGACTAGTTTAGAGAGACGGGCAAGTTGTTTGCCCAGCAAAAGCACCTCGGGGCGAGGGTCATCCTCGCTTGCCAAGGTGTTACCCGAACTGACGGCGACGACCACATCGACAGGCAGGGCGAGCTTGCGCTTTTTCAGCACCTTCTCAACCTTCGCTGGCGACATGATGGATGTCTCCATCACTTCAGATTCTTCAAGGCCCAACGCGAACAGGGCGACCTTGGCCTTGTCCTCGTCAGTCCACTGTCTGATCGCACGTTTGGCGACCAGTTTGTAATCTGGCAGTTTAGCACCCGACTCCATCATGGAGAGCGCCAGCTCCCGCAGGCTGGATATCCACGTCTCCAGCAAGTCGGCGTTCTTGAGGTAGTCGCTGATCAAGTTCTTGTCCAGGTTATCTATCTTGACGGCGATAGCCCGGTCAACGGCGCCGGTCATATTTGGGCAGATGGGCTTGGCCGGGCAGAACCGGCAGTGGTCGCCCACCATTAGCTGCGCGTCAGGCAGGGCCGACTGCTTGACGGCCTGCACCAGCTCACGCTCGAACTGCCTGATGCGCTCGGGTGTGGTCACCCAACGCCGCACCATCGGCGGCTGGATGATGACGCACTCCACCTCAGTGGCGCCATCAAACGCCCATGCCGACTCTTGCGTCCGCATGGCGGCAGCAGCGTAGAACATGAGTTGCGCGTTCTCCTCGGCGTCCACGATCACACCGTCGCCAAACTTCCAATCCAGCACGACGGCCCGGTTGCCTATTCGGCCAATCAGGTCGGTCGAGCCGAACACGCCCGGCAGCAGATCGCCAAAGCCGACGCGCGTCTCTGTGGCGAAGTTCATCTCCTCCGCAGGGTCAACTTCGTTGAGCAGCGCCAGTGCCGACTTCAACTTCTCGCAGTGGTCTTCGCTCAGCGCCACACCGTTGAAGTTCTTGTCGAGCAGGCTGTAGGGGCTGGCGTCACCGTCGTTGACCAGGTAGTCGATGGCTGAGTGCAGGGCCGTACCCTCGGCCATGTACTTGTTCTCAACCTGCGGCGGCATCTGCGCCACTAAGGCCACGCTGCCGGGGCAGGCTATCACGCGCTTGGCGGTCGAACCGCCAACAATCTTACTGTGCTGCATCTTCTTCTTTCTTCTGGACGGTCACGAGGGTGGGGATATTGCTATACCGAGTTTCAATCTCGTCAAAGCTGTAACCTTCGATGAGGGAGTTGGCGTGTGCCAGGATGATGCGCTCAATTTCGGCGCGGGTGAATTCGATCTTCATTGACTTTACTTTCGTTGTTACCCGGATTGGGTGAACGAATAGTAGCACAAAAATAATTTTGTGCAAAACTTTTTTTCTGTGATAAAGTTCAATACATGGAAAAACACATCGAAGCCTACCTAGTCAAGCGCGTCAAAGCACTCGGCGGCATAGCGTACAAGTGGCGCGGCCACGGCGGCGTAGCTGACCGCATCGTCGTGCTGCCCGGCGGCGCGGTGTGGTTCGTGGAAGTCAAGACCGTCGGCGGTCGGCTGTCTGCGCTACAGAAAGTCTTTGCCGCCGACATGGCGCGGCTGAACCAACGGTACTGTGTGCTGTGGACAAAGGAGCAGGTTGATGAATTTACGACCCTACCAAAATGAGGCGGCTGACTTCCTGTTCGCCAACGACCGGGCCATGATCCTCGCCCCGGTCGGCGCAGGCAAGACCGCCATCACATTGACGGCCATGCAGGCCATGCTGAGCGCGGGTCATGTCAGCCGGTTCCTAGTGCTGGCCCCTAAACGGGTGGCCGTCAGCGTCTGGCCGACCGAGGCCCGGCTGTGGGCGCCGGGGCTGCGTATTAGTGTGGCCGTAGGGACGCCTAAACAGCGCGAGGCTGCGTTTAAATCTGACTGTGATGTGGTAGTGACCAACTACGACAATTTGCAGTCCCTGCCTTCTCTGAGCTTTGACGGAATCGTATTTGACGAACTGACCCGGCTCAAGAACCCTAGCGGCGCCAGGTTCAAGGCGCTCAACAAGATGCTGACCTGCCAAGTACGGTGGGGTCTGACAGGTTCGTTCACCAGCAACGGCCTGGAGGACGTGTTCGGCCAGTGCAAGATTGTCGATCAGTCGCTGCTGGGCCGGGCCAAGGGCGCGTTCCAGCAGCAGTACTTCTACCTGGTCAACAAAGAGTTCAACCAATGGGAGCCGCGCCCAGGCGCGCTTGAGAAGGTCATGGAGCGTATTAAGCCAGCCACGTTCGTGCTGGAGCCGGGCGAGTACAAGGACAAGCTGCCTGAGTTGCACACTGTGCCGGTGCGGTTTGACCTTGTTGACCGCAAACCTTACGACCAGATGAAGAAGGAGTTTGTGGCGCAGTTCCCCGACGCCCAGGCGGTGGCCGTCAACGCTGGCGTAGTCACGGCCAAGCTGCAACAGATGGCGTCCGGGTTCGTGTACGGCGACTCGACCGTCTGGTTTGACACTTCCAAGTTCGACGCCCTGGACGACCTACTGGCCGAAAACCAACACGCCAACACCATCATTGCCTACACCTACCGGGAGGAGCTGGCTGAACTGAAGCGGCGGTATCCCCGCGCCGTAACGCTGGACGAACCAGACGCCATCGAACGCTGGAACGCAGGCAAGGTCGAGCTGCTGCTGGCGCACCCTAAGTCAGCAGGCCACGGCCTGAACCTGCAGCATGGCGGCAGCAAGATCATCTTCTTGTCGCTGCCCTGGTCGCTGGAACTGTACGAACAGACTATTGGGCGCCTGCACCGCAGCGGCCAGCGGCACGATGTGTGGTGTTACGTCATGGTGGCGAACAAAACGGTAGACGAAAAGATATGGACGGCGCTCCATGATAAACGCGCTATTTCTGACATTGCACTGGAGGCATTAAAGTGAATCGAATCACACAACTTAGAGCAAGACTTAGAGCAGCCCAGGCTGAGCTTGCGATACGCACCCGGACGCACAACAGCGCGGCTCGGGCCTACAACAAAGTTACAGCACACATTGCTGATCTGGAGAGACGAATTGCTGAGCTGGCGCAAATTTCAAATTGAGCTGAACTCTTATAGCGAGGCCGACCTGTTGGCCCTGCTGGATGAGGAGCGCACCCAACACCGTAGGGTGTCCATGCTGGAGCGAATTCACCAACGCTACTGCACACTGCGGACTAACCGAGAGCGGATGGAAATAATGAAAGAAGGAAAAAGACCGTGAGCATTACGCAACAACTAAAACGAATCATCAGGCGCTTGACGCCTGTGGAGATGGCGGCTGCTGAACTGGCTGATGCTGAGCTGCACCGCCTGGAGGCCCAGAGTGCTGTGGAGTACGCCAACAGCGTGGTGTCTTATGAGGACGCCCGAATCAAACGGTTACGTAAATTTTTAGCAGATGCGGAGAAACAAACATGAGCATATTGGACGAAATCAAAGTAAACCGCACACCAACTCACATGGTGCGTTCTGCGGCCATAGAGTTGCAAAAAAAGACCAAGGTAATTATGGGCGAGTACGTTGAGCGCATCAAGCGTCCTGGTGAGGTCAGCGCACCAGCTCTCAGCATTTGGGAGCGTGGAGTCTACCGTTCAGGCGACGGCGACAGTATGCGTCAGGTGCCGAGAGAGGGAAGTTTGAAAGCGTTTAGTCTGCCTAGCAGGGGGAATCGGACATGAAAGACGACGATGTTGAAGATTTATTCGCTTATGGCTGGATTGACACCGCCTTGGCTATTGTCCTCGCGCTGGTGGCGCTAGTGGCGCTGTCCTTTTTTGCGGGGTATCTGATATGAGCCGCTTACTTTTTGCTGCCGCCCGTGGGGCGAGGATTGAAGATAACGTTTTGGGCCGGTGGACAGGGTCGGAGTCTGTCTACCTTGAGAAAGATATTACGTATTCCTACCGCATCCACCCGGATGACGAACACTTGGCCTATGGCCCGATCAGCACGGCGCTGCGGGGTGTGGCACTAACGCGCAACTTCGAAGATTCAAATATACCGTATGTCCGTGTGGAATTTGAACGCGAAGACGGCTACTGGAGCAGCACTGAAGAGCAACGCCGTGTATTTTGTTTAATCTTGGCCGAAGCATTGGCCGATGAGGGGATGTAAATGAGCCGCCTGTTACACGCTGCCGCCCGGGGGGCGAGGATACAAACAAAATGGGTGGACTCAGGAGACTCTTGGCAAGCAACCGGACAACTTGTTTTGGTTGAAGATATGCGCTATTACCGCATCCACCCGGCAGACGCCCACCTTCAATATGGCCCGATCAGCACGGAGGTACGGAACTATGCACTTGGCCTGCCTCTGACCGGAACTCGCTGGTTTGCTCGTTTGGCGCTGCACAGTGACGGAGATTTACACGCGCTGTCGCCAAATGATCGCTATGTGTTTTTGTTGCTTGTGGCCGAAGCACTGGCCGATGAGGGGATGTGATGACTGACATTGAAATCGACAAGGCGCTGGCGCTGGCTATTGGGTACAAGCTGTTTGATGTTAAGGTCCACGACAATATGTGGGCAGTTGTTGTGTACAACGGTAGTTGGCGCGTGTTCTCCCACCGCGACTGGCACGTGATCGGCCCGATTGCGGAGAGGTATAACGCATTCCCACATCAATCAAGTGTAGGCACTTGGTCAGCTTGTATTGGCGGTGCAGACGCATGGGTTGACCACATACATACCCCGCAGAAAGCAATTGCATTGGCCGTGATAGGAGCAACAAAATGACAGGATTTAAATCAAAGCGCCAAGCAGCGCAGAACAAGATGAATGATGCCGCCGACACGCTGTCGATTGTGTACCAGCGAGGTTTTGCCGATGGCAAGAAGGCAGCACAGCCAGAGCAGGAGCCAACCCAGTGGCGTGACATGGTTGTAGTCAGCCTAGTCCGCGAGGGTATCAACAAGCACAGGGCGCGGGAATTGGCGGATCACTTTGCCACCCCACTTGCAGCAGCGCAGCCAGAACACATGACATGCATAGGAAAAGACCCGCGATGCCCCTGCCAAGACGGAGATGCGTGTCATTACAAAGACTGTGGGAATACGAAGGCACGGCCAGTAGCACAGCCAGAGCAGGAGCCTGTGGCGTGGTATCACGATGACTTTGACACGTTAGAGTTGAGTCGCGTTCAGCGTGTTGGATGGAAGCCCCTTTACACCACCCCACCCGCAGCACAGCGCCCGTGGGTAGGGCTGACGGATGAAGACAGGCGTAAATTTGCGGCGGCTCAGTATGGCTGGGAAGATTTGCTTATTGCGGCAGAAGCCAAACTAAAGGAGCGCAATCATGGCTGAGAAGAGATGTGTATATAAATGCGGCGCTTGGAACTGCGGCAGTTATCAATTTAATTTATACAAAGATGACATTGACCAAGGTGATCTGTGTGATGTGCATTACTGGCAAACAAAAGCACAGCGCCCGTGGCAGGGGCTGACGGATGAGGAAATTTTAAGCACAGACCCTTGGGAAATTTTACGCGCAGACCCTTGGATGGGAACATCAGACTCAAATATCAATCCGTACCAAATTTTGCTCAAAGTCCGAACCTTGGAAGCCAAACTGAAGGAGCGGAACACATGAGAGACGACCCTGAAACAGATTTCTACCGCGCTTGGAATGCAGGGCAAGTAAGCCGTGTAAGCGATGGAGAAAGAATGAAACCAACGATCAACAATCAGCGCCAGTGGGTAGGGCTGGATGAGGACGAGATACTTGATTTGTTTGACAGGAACAATGTTTACGGCAGCAAGTGGATTGAGTTTGCCCGTACTGTGGAAGCCAAGCTGAAGGAGAAGAACACATGACCGACTGGCCCTTCCCCACTGAACTACCTAAACCGCAGCCAAGCAAGCCTATACCTTTTAACCCCAACAATCACGAGGACGCGCCGTGGTAAAAGATGATGAGGATTTTGAACGAATTATGCACGAGCAAAAGTACAATATGAGAGACAAACGCATTCCCAAACAGAAACGAGTAGGTGAGCCACTGTCTGTGGTCTACTCAATCAAGCTAACCCAGAGCCAGCGTATTGCACTGATACGTTTAGGCCCACAATGGATGAGGAATCAAGTTGAACGATCTACCGAATTTCGCAGCCTGGGATCGCCAGACGCTCGATAAATTTGCGCTTGAGGTCTACCTAAAGTTGCAGCAGCAGCAGGACCAGCTTGAGCAACTCAGGGGCGACCTCAAGGACGCCATAGCAGCATACCGCTTACGAAATCTGCGTGATTGAGATATCGGTGGCAGTGGCGTTGCGGATAACAGCCACCTTGTCACCCGGTGAGCAAGCCACATACTCGATGCAACTGGTTGGCAGCATCGCTGAGGTTGTGATGCTGGCGGTAGGGTTGCTGCCAATCGCAAAGTGGCAGTGCGCCCCTCCACCGTTCGCCAGGCGCAGCATGGTGACGCCAGCCCCCACTGCCGTGGACTGTGCGCTGGTGGCTGTGACCGTCATCACCTGGGTGGTGCCAAGCGCGCCAAAGGTAGTCAGTTGCCCGTTGTCGTCCCGAAATAGCTTGCTCATTGTGGTTCCTTCAAAAGTTATCGGTTAAGTCTTCCCAGCCTCAAAAGCTCCTCTTGCTCTGGCGAAAGAATTTTTTGGTTGGTAAAAGTTGGCAGACCCATCAAAGCTCGCAAAGATGCCTCATTGCTACCCGCCAGCGCGTTAAGACCCGGAGGATTGTAAGTTGGGATAGCGCGGCTCTGGGCAAACGGGGACATCAGGTAACTTCGTGCTGCGCCTGAAATTGCTTGCGGAATAAATGGAACCGCTGCAGCGGCCAACCCAGGAGTACCTGCGGCCATCATGCCAGCACCACCCATAGCCACGCTCGTAGGCAATATATTTGCCATGTTGGATAGTCCAAATGTAGCTTGCGAACCGGGAGTGCCCATAGTGTTGGGCGGTGTCATAACAGGCCGCGCGATGTTTGCAAAACGCGCAATCAAATCTAAGTCGCCAGTAAAATACCGACCCCTATTTTGCAGATCATTTGCCAACTGCCGAGAATTGACAGAGCCGCCCCCTTCTATAATCGCATCTTCAACCGCATGACTGACGGCCATTCGTTTTCGGGACGCGCGGAATTGATCAAGCATTGCTTGCGTGTTAGGGTTTCCAGCTTGGGTTAGTTGCCGTTCAATTTGGTCTTCTAAGGCGTTGCCAATAGCACGTTGAGCCAAGCCTAATTCATTGTCACCTTTCGCCATATTTGCGCGCGACGAATCTCGCAAGTTACGTGTCGCTTTAATTGCATCGGCAGAATCAAACTGCCCTACGCGATAGTTGTTAACTAATTTTTGCACTGGCTCCGGAATAGCGTTGGGAAATGATTTTCCGCCGCCAGTATATGCAGCCAATACATTGTCAAGCGCGGTGTTAAATTGTGGGTCTGCAGGTACTACGCCAATACGGTTTAATGGCTCATAGCCTTTTTGATATTCGTCTTCACGAATCTTTTTCATGCTAGTGCGCGTTAACGGATCGTTTTCACCAATCCCCGTCGCGCGCCGCGCAAGCCGATCAGTAACTTGCTGGTTTTGAACCGACGCTTCTTGTTGAGTGCGAGTTTTTCCGGCCAATCGCTCAAGCAAAACATTTTGTGCATTAGGCGTCACGCTGCCTGGCGTTGTAACAAACCCTTCAGCTTGCGCTTGCCGAATTGTTGCATCACGCACTGCGTTGCGTTGCTGTTGGCCCTGCAAGTTAGCTTGTCTAGCTTGCGCTGCCCCAATTGCAAGCCCTGGCACGGCCATAGAAGTGGCGGCGCCAAGCAGCGGCTCTCCGGTAACTTCAGTGACGCCCTGCCCAGCAACCCCCGCGCCGCCGCCCATAGCGGCCATAGTGCCTGCTGCGCGGGTCTGTCCCATCAGCGTAGGTGCAGCGGCACGTATGGCAGGCGCACCGCCCAGCAATCCACCTGTGGCCCCTTGAATTCCAACATCTAACAGTCGTTGAAGCGGCGTAGTTTTGCCTTGCGGCTCTTTGATAAGGCCAGCACTTTTTAGGAGTTCTGCTACCGGCTGGCGGGGCGCCGTTACGTTTGGTGCCAAGTCTGGTCGGCCTGCCGCAGTCATCGCTGTGCCATACGCCATTTTTCCAAGGTTGACAACATTCTCAGGCGCGGTAAGAAGCACATCGGCGGCGCCTGCTAATGCTTTGTACGGGGCGCTTGTTGCGATATCTAATGTAGAGGCAGCGCGTTTATCGCCGCCAAATATTTGGGCGGCAAATTCTTCAATCTGGGCAGGCGTCGCGTCGTCCGGGCCTTCGATGACATGGACCGCGCCGTCTGGCCCTTGAACACGGTATTTGGTAGCCATTATTTGCTTTCTTTGCCTAAGTATTTGAACCCGCCAGTGCCTGATGCAACGTACTTTTTAAGCCCTGGGCTGTCAAACAGAGATTGACCGCCAGCGCCTGAGTACCAAGCATCATCAGCACCTCGAAGCGTTTTGTTTGTGGCCCACCAGCTTTCCAAGAATTCTTTGCGTTTGATGTCACGTTTAAGTTGCTCTTTAGCCACATCAATAATGAATCGGTTAGCATCTACGGTGTTGCCTAACTGAGCGCCAGTATCTGTAATACGCCGGGCATCAGCTTCTGTTTGTGGACCTTTCTGCTCAAGCTGTTTCTGTAGCACCGCTTGCTGAGTAGCGGCCAAGAATGTTTGCGCGTCGGTAGCAATCCTATTTGCTTCTGGAACGCCTAGCGCAGCCAATACCGACGCCCCGGCTTTTTGAACTTCCGTGCCAAAACCAGTTGTAAACCCCTTGTTAAGAATTTGAGACTGAACATCTAACGACGGCAGCGTTTTTTGCGCCAAAGCCGCTGCGGCGCTTGCGTCCCCAAAGTTTTTTACGTTGAATTCGCCCATGCCTTTTTGTTCAGCATTCTCTAGTATCGGCCCACCTACGCTGACATTTGTTCTCGGCGCAATTTGTTGACGATATTGGCCGAGTTGACTTACGCCTGCTTGGCCTGTTCCTGCAAGCGGCGCGCCTTGGAGGTACTCTACCGCCCGTATGTCTGTGGGCATTGCCTCATAGGGCAATTCATTTGGCACTATTTTTCTTGTTCCATCGCTAAAGGCTTGAACTAAAGCTGGTTTGCCGCCCATCATAATTGACTGCGCTTGCCCAACTGGTTGAGGTGGCCGCATAAATTCCATTAGTTTTTCTGCTGCTTCTTTTCTTGGCAATGTACGTAGCAGTTCAATTTGATCAGGCGATAAAATTGGTCGTCGCGCTGCCGCTGTCAAATTAGGGGATGTTAATTCTTGCATCGATGAAGGCGTCGTAGGTTCCCCTCCAGCTTGTCGTTTTAAGAGATTGTCAAACGCAAGTTGTCTTGCTCTTTCCGTTTTTGCATCTTCCAACTTCTGCTTCATTGCCATCTGAGTCAGCGCACCCGTCTGCGCTTTTTCGTACCCGGCTTGGCCTGCCTCAAACGCGCCACCTAGAGCCTCGCCAATACCAATGCGCCGGGTGCTTTCCCCGCCAGCCTTCAGCAAGGCTGCTGACGCTGCCAGCATTGCATTGCGCTGCATAGCAGCACGTTGCTCTGGCGTCAGGTACTCGTCCAATGCGTTACCGCCACCACCGCCAAAGGCGCTGCCAAGCAGTCCCTCTAAATTAAAGTCAGCCATGATTTATCCCCCCAACAAACCAAGAATACCGCCAATTGCAGCACCTGGAAGACCACCGAATTGGTAACCGTATCCAGCCCCACCTAGTGCAGAAGACAATGGATTCTTGTAGGTTGGAGACGTTTGGCTACCGCCAGCATTAGGTAACGCAGTGGACATTGCCTGCTGAGTAATGCCCAGCTTCTCTAATCCAATACCGCGCAGTGCATCAAGTTGCGCCTGGGTCATTTGCTGCTGCGCTGACCCTACGCCCATGACAGCCTGTGCGCCACCAAGACCAAGGCTCTGCTGTTGCGCTCCGAGTGCGCCTAACTGTCCAGCAGCACCAAGACGCTGTGCATTGGCGGCAGCGTAAGCCTGTTGGTTAGCTAGGTCAGACTGCTGCGCCAACTGAGCGTTGAACTGAGCCATTGCATTCTGCGCTGCTGCATTACCGCCCATCGCAGCGTTGATGGCACCAGCACCATACTGAGCCGCACCAGTACCTTGTGCTGCTGTTTGGAGGTTAGCCTGCTGCTGTCGTGCCAGGTCTTGCTGCATCAGGTTGGCGCTGGTGTCAAAGCCTTGCTGTCTGAGCTGCGCTGACATCTGCGCCACCTTGTCAGCATAGGCTTGGTTGGTGGCTGCTGTTGCTACACCCTGGCGTGTACCGCCAAATGCTTTGGCCCTGGTTGCAGCTTCACCTAGCTGCTGCACAGCCGCCTGCCGTGCGGATTCAATGTCACCCAACACACCAGTGGATTTTCCCGTGGTAGCGTCATACCCGCCAATGACATTGCTGATGTACGGGTTCATGTAGTTGCTGATGTCGCTCATCTTTGCTTGAGCAGCAGTGACATCAGTTGGTGTGTAGCCAACAGCACCAATCTGGTTGGACAGACCAGCGTTGACGCCGCCTGTGTAGTAAGGGTTGAACTGAGCCGCTTGGTTGGCGTATTCGGCTGCAAGGTTGGTGGTTCCAAGACCTTGACCCGCCAAACCAGTATTCACCATCTGCTGCTCACCAGCCCGATAGATGGGGTTGAAGTCAGCAAACTCCCTGACGGGTAACGCCGAGGCTACGCCCTGCGCCTGCTGCAAGTTCTGCAGGTAGGCAGCTTTAATTGTGGGGTCAATTTGTGTGGTGACTGTCTGGCTTCCGCCGCTTTTGCTCATGGTGTTACTCCAACAGAGATTTCAAACGCTTGGCTGGAATCTTGCCTGCGTTAATTTGTTCGAAAATGTTCGCGCCGTATTTCTTGACTGCACTCTTTCGGATGACGTACTCGCCATTGTCCAGTGCTGCGTAACCATCGTCTGGCCCAGGTGGGTTGTTCATCTGGGGTTTCATTTTGACCATGCCGCCCTTGGCATACTCTCCACCAAAACCCATTGGGCCGCCAGTTTCGCCAGCCATGCCACCATAATCTGAATAATTAGGTCCGGTAAGTCCACCCATACCCGCTGAAGACCCAAGACCGCCTTCGTAGGCACCTGGGTCAATATACCCTTCTGGAAAACCACCAGTATTAACACCAGCAATGTTCCCGCCCAAAATGTCAGCTTCAGTCAAACTACCAAGTAGATTTCCGACACCTGTTGCTAGCGTTTGACCCAAGCCGTCAAACCCAAGATTGGATAGGGCTGCTGACAAAGCTGCTTGGTTGTTAATGCCTGCCATACCAGTGCCAGTTGACATATCAGCACTACCCGGTTGCTCTACTGTTGCCCCACCGCCAAGCAAACCAGTCCCTGTCGTTGCCGCTGGTGGTTTGTAAACGGCTGGGTTGAAGCCACCAAGGTTGGTGTTGGCGGCTGTCAGTCCAGCTTGGGCTGCATACGCTGGTGACAGTGTGCGTTGAGGCGTCAGCGCCATCAGGGACTGGTACGGGTTAGCCGACTGAGATGCAGCGTTGATTTGCGCCAGAGTAGGCGCGTTCTGCTGCATAGTCGATGGCGTGTAAATGTTGCGGAAAGGCGTACCCGTAATGGCTGTGTTGGTGACCTGCGCTGGTGCAAGCTGGGTGCCTGTCACTTGCCTTGGCGTTGTTGGCCTGGTGATGGGCTGGACAGTACCAGTGGTGGTTGTACCTGTGCGAGTCGTAGTACCAGCGTTCCGGGCTGCATTGGCGTTGATTTCTTGCGTAGACATTCCCTTAAAGATGTCTAACTCACCAGTTTCAACCGTTGGCCCAAAACGGTCAGAGAAGTATTTCAGTCCAGAAGCGTCAGGTTCACGCCCCAAGACTGATAGGTACATCTGCCGAATAGCATTATTCGTTGTTGGCGCAGCAGCTCGTTCAGGTTGCGCCGCCACACTGAATGTGGACAACTCAGTAGGGTCAACTCCAGGGCCAAACTGAGATGTCCAGTAAGCAATTTCATCTTTACTTGGTGTGCGGCCTAAGACTCGCTCGTAGGCGGCTACAATGGACATTTCATTGGCTGCAGTTGTAGTGGCTCCAGTTCCAGCAGCAGTTGTAGTGGTAGTGTTAGCTGCTGCTGCCGCCTGTTGTGCAGCTAATTGCTGTGCGGCATTTCTAGCTGCATTGGCAGCAACTTCTTCAGCCGCCATGTTCTTAAAGATGTCTAACTCACCAGTTTCAACCGTTGGCCCAAAACGGTCAGAGAAGTATTGCAGCCCTGATGCGTCAGGCGCTCTGCCCAGAACTTCCATGTACATATTCCGCACTGCGTCATTTGTATTGGGCGCAGCAGCTCGTTCAGGTTGCGCCGCTACGCTGAAGGTTGACAGTTCAACAGGGTCAACGCTGTTCCCAAACGTAGACTGCCAGTAGGCAACTTCATCGGCACTTGGTGTGCGGCCTAAGACTCGCTCATAGGCGGTTTGGATTGAAATGTCAGCCATGCTATAACTCCTTACTCATAATCCACCACTGTGGTGTGTAACCTGTCTTCGCCAGAAAAGTTTTCTGCCATCCCTTACGTCCAGCTAAAGTAACGCGAGTGCATCCAAGGCTCTTACCCCAAGCCTCGATCATTGGTGACATCAGTTCTAGTTCTTCCATCACGCCTGCTGCTAGAAAATAGTTTAGGCATTTTTGCTGTGGGTGGAGAACAATCTCCGTAACCACCACCGAATTCCGTCCAGGCCAGAATTGCATCTTGGCTTGCTGGACCAGCTCAACGACATCCTCAAATGTGTGAGTGTTCAACGAAT